GTTAATTATGATGATGTGTTCTCTCAGGTTCGCATGTGGGATGCTATCATCTACAATCACCTGCGCACTCGAAACATTGTTATTCCTGCCAAGTCTTTCTCTGGTAAAGATACTCAGTTCGAAGGTGCTTACGTTAAAGATCCTATCGTTGGACTTCATAAGTGGGTAGCCTCTTTTGACTTGAACAGTCTGTACCCGCACTTGATTATGCAGTACAACATCTCGCCAGAGACTTTGACCCATGAAAAGATTTCGTGTTCAGTTGACAGTTTGCTCAAACAAGAAGTCGATACATCATACGCAAAGCGTAGGGATCTCTCTTTAACTGCCAATGGCTATTGCTATCGCAGGGATGTCAAAGGTTTTATGCCTGAGTTGATGGAAAAGATGTATGCTGACCGTAGCAAATTCAAGAAGCAGATGTTGAAAGTCCAACAAGCATACGAACACGACAAGAAGAATAACGATCTACGTAAAGAGATCTCCCGACTGAACAACCTGCAGATGGCAATGAAGATTGCTCTTAATTCTGCTTATGGTGCCATGGGTAATCAGTATTTCCGATACTTCGACATTCGTATGGCTGAGGGTATTACGACTTCGGGTCAACTGTCTATTCGTTGGATGGCGAATGAGTTTAACAAGTACATGAACAAGATACTCAAGTCCGAAAAGGATTATGTGATTGCCATTGACACTGACTCAATCTACCTGTCTCTTGAAGATTTGGTCGAGAAGGTTTGCGAAGGCAAGACCACTGAGCAGAAGATCAAGTACATGGACAAGATCTGCGAAGAAATGTTCCAACCTTTTATTGATACAACATATCAAAAGCTGGCAGAGTACATGAATGCGCACTCGCAAAAGATGATCATGAAGCGAGAAGTTCTTGCCGACAAGGGTATCTGGACTGCCAAGAAAAGATACATATTGAACGTACACAATTCTGAGGGAGTGCAGTATGCGAAACCTAAGGTTAAGGTTATGGGTCTGGAGATGGTCAAGTCCTCTACGCCTGCAGTTATTCGTGACAAACTTAAAGATTCGATTGACGTTATCCTTTCGGGTAGCGAAGCAGATGTTCAGAAGTATATCGCTGACTTCCGTGCTGACTTTAACAAGTTCTCCGTACAAGAGATTGCGTTCCCACGTGGTGTGAATGGTATGAAGACATATGCTGGTTCACCTATCTATGGTAAGGGTACTCCGATCCATGTTCGTGGCTCGCTATTGTTCAATCACTATATCAAACGCAAGGGCATCGATAATAAGTATCAACCGATTCGCGATGGTGACAAGGTTAAGTTTGTTTATGTTCGCAAACCTAATCCTTTCCAAGAAGATGTAATTGCATTCCCGCAGGTTCTTCCTGTTGAGTTCGGTCTTGAACAATTCATTGACTACGATCTTATGTTCGAAAAGACTTTCCTTGATGCGATGCAAACTATTCTTACGCCTATCGGTTGGAAGGTAGAGGCGACTTCTTCACTGGAGGATTTCTTTGGCTAACATTAAAGTAATCAAAACAGGAATCAATGTATCAAAGATTCTGAAACAACTTGAGCAGTACCCAGAAGATTGGGGTGCTCAACGAAATGTTGCAGGAACTAAGTCTTTACTCGATCGGGGATTTCCTCAGGTAGATGCTGGTGTCCTGCAACTTATCATGGGTGGAATAACAAAACCCGATGAGTACGTTGGTGATAGTGAGATCTCTCACAAGACACCAGCGTATGACAGACACACGGAAATTGTTAGATTTATGAAGCGCAACTTCCATAACCATTCTCGATGTGGTTTCTTGTCGCTGCCAGTTGGTGGTGAGGTTGGACAACACATCGACATTGGAACTTACTATGAGACACGTGATCGTTATCATCTGTGTATACAAGGTAGATACATATATACAGTGGGAGGTGAATCAGTTACTATTGAGCCAGGAACACTAATCTGGTTCAACAATAAATTGTCCCATGGTACAAAGAACATCGGCGATTGCGTTCGCATTACCTTTGTGTTTGATGTGCCTCACAATAAATCAAATCCAAAATAATTTGACATACAATATAATTAAGAGTATACTAATACTACATACGACGAAAGGTTACCCATGAGCATACTAGAAAAAATCCGCAAGAATAGTACAATCAAAGAGACTTCTATTCTTTCACAATCAAAGTTCTTTCAAAAGAAAGACATGATCTCTACCTCAATCCCAGTTATCAACGTTGCGTTGTCTGGTCGTCTTGATGGTGGCTTCGTTCCTGGACTGACAATGTGGGCAGGTCCAAGTAAGCATTTTAAAACCGCATTCTCATTGCTGATGGCGAAGTCCTATATGGACAAGTACCCTGATGCTGCTCTGTTGTTCTACGACTCTGAGTTCGGCACTCCCCAATCCTACTTCGACAGCTTTGGTATTGACACCGATCGTGTTATTCACACTCCAATTATGGACGTTGAACAATTGAAGTTTGACATTATGAAACAGTTAGCTGAAATTGATCGCAACGATCGCATCATGATTGTCATTGACTCAATCGGTAACCTTGCTTCAAAGAAAGAAGTTGAGGATGCCATGGATGGTAAGTCTGTTGCTGACATGAGTCGTGCGAAACAGATGAAGTCATTGTTCCGTATGGTAACTCCATATCTGACAATGAAAGATATCCCTATGGTTGTTGTTAACCATACCTATAAAGAAATTGGTATGTTCCCTAAAGATATCGTTGGTGGTGGTACTGGTTCGTACTACTCAGCTGACAATATTTTTATCCTAGGTCGTCAACAAGATAAAGAAGGAACTGAAGTTGTTGGATATCATTTTATTATCAACGTTGAGAAGTCTCGATATGTTAAAGAAAAATCTAAAATCCCTGTCAGTGTATCTTTTGACGGTGGTATTAGCCGTTGGTCTGGCTTACTTGATATCGCTCTCGAATCAGGACACGTTATTAAACCTAGCAATGGTTGGTATCAGAAAGTAGACAAAGAGACTGGTGAGATTGATGAGAAGAAGTATCGTATCAAAGATACAGATACAAAAGAATTCTGGATGCCTGTCTTGAAGCAACCTTCTTTCTACAACTTTGTTAAGAATCGTTACGCAGTTGCTCATGACAAAATTCTCAAAGATGAGGATATCACTGACGAACTTGCAGCGATTGATGTATCGGAGTAAACATGGGAAAAGTTCGTCCACATAAAATTGTTGAAGATCGCAACAGTGGATTCGATGCGATAAAGTTGACAGAATATCCGTATGAGGGTATAATTATATCATACGGTCAAGTTAACTTTATCCCAGATGAAGAAAGCGATACCCTAAGAATAAAGTTTGACTACGATATTCTTGAGGGTACTGTTCCTGAATGGAACAAGCCGAAGTTTGAACAGTACCTTGGTGATTTGTTGCAAGAACTTATTCACCAAGGTATCGAAGAAAATAGTTTAACATATACAGGTGGTATTGACGATGAGAATAGAACAGGCGATCCTATCGAACCTGATAAACAATGAAGAATATTGCCGCAAGGTAGTTCCGCATATTAAACGTGAATACTTCTCGGATAGAAAAGAGGCAGCAATTGCCTCTTTGCTAATTGGATTCTTCGAGAAGTACAATAAGACTGCATCGCATGAAGTTTTATCAATTGAGATCGGTAACCTAAAGGGTTTGACTGATAAAGAAATTCCTGAGATGCAGGATTACGCAAAACAACTTACTAACAATGAACCCAATCAAGAATGGCTCTTGACTAATACTGAAAAGTTTTGTAAAGATAAGGCAGTATATAATGCAATCCTCAAGTCAATCAAAATTATTGATGGCAACGACAAAGTTAATACTCAAGACGCTATCCCTTCCATTCTATCTGATGCACTTTCTGTTTGCTTTGATAATCATGTCGGTCATGATTATATTGAAGATGCAGCTGCTCGCTTTGATTACTATCATCGGGTGGAAGAGAAAGTTGCTTTCGACTTGGACATGTTCAACAAAATCACCAAAGGTGGACTCTCAAAGAAAACCCTGAACATTGCACTGGCAGGTACTGGTGTTGGTAAGTCTTTGTTCATGTGTCACGTGGCAGCTTCTTCGTTGATGCAGAATAAGAATGTTCTGTACATTACCATGGAAATGGCAGAAGAACGTATCGCTGAACGTATTGACGCAAACTTGTTGAACATTACCATGGATGAGTTGAAGGTAATTGACCGTGATATCTTTGATAGTCGTCTTGACAAGATTGCGAAAAAGACTAAGGGACATTTGGTTGTTAAAGAATATCCAACTGCTTCTGCTCATGCTGGTCACTTCCGTGCCTTGCTTGAGGAGTTGAAGCTGAAGCGTGAGTTTACGCCAGACATTATTATGATTGATTATTTGAATATCTGTTCTTCTCAGCGTATGAAAATGGGAGCTTCTGTAAACTCTTATACATATATTAAGTCCATCGCTGAAGAACTTCGTGGTCTTGCTGTTGAGTATAACGTTCCGATTATTTCTGCCACGCAGACTACTCGTTCTGGTTTTACCAATAGCGATCCAGGTCTTGAAGATACTTCAGAGTCGTTTGGTTTGCCAGCGACAGCTGACTTTATGTTTGCGCTTGTGAGTAATGAAGAACTGGAAGAATTGAACCAGATTATTGTTAAGCAGTTGAAGAACCGATATAATGATCCAGGATACTTTAAACGATTCGTCATTGGTATCGATAGAGCGAAGATGAAGTTGTATGATGTTGAGGTATCAGCCCAAGTTGGCTTGTCTGATGCTGGACATTCAAGAGATGACACCCCAGTATTCGATAAGGGTGACTTTGGCAAACGACTACATAGTGATGAAGGTTTTAAAGGATTCAAGTTCTAAGGAGAAAAGAAATGGTAAAAGTAATAGTAGCAGAAAGAAAATATGATTGCGAGCATTTGCTTGGTCAGTTTGTTGATGAGTCGCACTACGATGTTCTAGTTGAAGAAGACTGTGATGTATACGCACCACCTGATTGTGAAGTTGCGCAACAAGCATCATGCGATAAAGACTGTTCATCTTGCGAACAGGGAACTGACGAGAAGCGAATCGTCTTTAAATTCAGAAAGAACTTCTTCACTAAAGAACAGCAAGATGAAGCATATGCAGGTCTACGTGAAGCTGCAACTGAAACTCAAAACCGTGGACTTGCAGCTGGACCACGTGGTGAGAAGCTGGGTAATCGTGAGTGGGTAACTGAGTATGAGTACGATATGGTTGAGTACTTCCTTGACCCAAAACCAAACTTGCTCGGTGAAGATCCTGTTGATGAGATTCGTGCTGCG